ATCAACCAAGCGGCGGATGCCACCGGCATCTTGGGTGGTGCTTTTTCGTTGTTCGGATTCGAGCAGTCAACAACAGCCGGGTTCGGCCACAACTTGGTGGCCGGCAACTTCGTGGACGGCGCCGAAGGACAGGCGGGCGGCGCGAACATCTGCTACGGCACGTCGGTTGTGGAGAACAACGAGTTCCGCCGCTTGCGGACAAATTCTATTGATGCCTGCGGCGTGTTGATCGACATCGAGGCGCGCAATTGCATCGTGCGGAACAACGTGATGGCGGATATGCCGGGGCGGCCTGGTGTGTTCAACACGGGCTGCGGCGTCATGATCCTGGATGCGATTAATACTTTTGTTTATGGCAACCAAATCACAGGCGCGCGATGCGGCATTTTCTTCGGCAACCTGACGGCCAGCCGAGTCAATCGCGTGCACAACAACACCTTCCTTGATTGCATGGAAGACGGGGTTTTCATCGCGGCCGGAGCCGACAAGCCCGGCTGCGTCCTGCGCAACAACGTGTTCACTGCGCGGTCGAGTGCGGCGGTGAGCGTCAATTCAGAGACGGCGGGCTGGACCGCGGAAAACTTCAACCGATTCGACACGCTGTTCGCGGCGCCGGTCAACCACACGCTGGGCGCGAACAGCGCGACGGCCAATCTGGCGCCGTTGCTCAACGGCGACGGGTCTCTCCGCGTCTCGCCAACCGCTACCCTGGCCACGCTTGCCGCCGACAACCCCCTGGCGCTGGCCGGCACGTACATCCAGGGCGTGACGCTGCGCAATGGCCGCATGCGCCCCGGCTACTGCCCGGTGGGCGCGTATCAAGCGGTACTGCCGCGCCAGGCCCGGAGCGCCTAAGCCATGGCCCTGACCAACGCCCAACTCGTCGCCCTGCGCGCCGCCATCTTCGCCAACCCCACCGCCGCAGCCTTGCTGCAGGCCGGCGACACCACGGGTGTGCTCGCCTGGTGCAACTTGCCGACCAGCACGCGCCGGTGGCTGTCCGCCGCGCCGGTGCTCGAGATCGAGGAGGCGCCGGGATACACCACTTACGGCAGCATGACCCAGGGCGCGCGGGATTCGTGGGCGCTCTTTCTGCGCAACCCGCGCGACTTCGGGCGCAATCGGGTGCGGGCGTGGGTCACGTCCATCTGGGGCGCGGTCGACGCCAACACCAACGCCGAGGCGATTCTCCTCGCCGGCAGTGCGGTGGCCACGAACGCGCAAGTGGCGCTGGGCGGCACGTCGCGCAACACCGGCACGGTGACGGCGCTGGCCAATGCCTACGAGGAACTCATCGACAGCGGCGAGGCCGAGCGCCTCGTCTTCCGGCCGAACGGCCAGATCTGGACGGCGTAACCCATGGCCCTCACGCGACACGAAACCGGCATCACTTGGTCGTCTGCAGCGTCGACGACGCTGTCGAGCGCCACGCGCGTGGACAGTGACGCGTTCGTGTTCGACGCCACCGACATTGCCGCGGCCATCACCCTGAGCGCCGACAACGCCGGCACGCCAGCGGCGGGCGACATCGTCGACGTGTTCGTCAAGTGGACCACCGGCGACATCCTGGGCGACTCCGGCGACGACTACGACACCAACGAGCACGCCGAGTACCTCGGCCGGCTCGACACCGTCGCGGCCAATACGCCCGGCGAGGACCCGGTGCGGCGCACGTTCAGCCTCTCGCACATGATCGGGGCAAAGGGCCTGCGCGTCAGCGTCGAGGCGCCGCAGGCGGCCAGCCGCAACATCGTGGTCCGGGCCCGCATGGGCACGCAGAGGGCGGCGTAGTGCCGTATTTCCATGTCGCCAGTCGGTGGCGGCGTCAACCGTCGCAACCTGTCGGGGTCGACTGGTCGCACCCGATGAGCGCGGGCACGATCGCCGTCGTGTCTGGTGTGGGTGCTGTGGAAGCAGTAAGCGGGGCAGGGCTTACCGCGATCAACGGGGCGAGGCTGGGTGCCGCAGGCCGGCACGGATCGGGCATGGCAGTGCGTGGCTCCCAGGCCGCGTTTCACACCGCCGCGCGCCGTGTGCCGTCGGGTGCCGAGGCCACGGTTCTGTGGCTCGGGACGTTCTACGGATCGCCCAGCGCGGCGGCGGCGTTGGGCGGCATTACGTACGATTCCGCGAACGCGCCGCCCTACGTGTGCGTCGAGATGAAGGTGGCGCCGTCCGCGACCAATGCGGTGTATCTGAACTATTCGACCGGGGGCTTCCAGGTCAACGTGTCGGGTGGCAACCGCAACGCCGGCCATCAGCTGCTGATTGGCCGGGTCAGGAACGGCGCGCAGGATCTTTGGCAGAACGGCACGCGGGTCGCGACGGCCACCGATGCGGTCGCGGCGCTGCAATCAACGTCCACGAGCCGCGTGGAAGTAGGCGACAGCCTCAACAGCCGCTCGCCTGATGCGGACTGTGCGCTCTTGTGGGTATGGTCGCGCTACCTGTCTGACCGCGAGTTGGCCGAACTATTGGTCAATCCCTGGGCGCTGTTTCGTCCTGTGTCTACGCCGGTGTTCTATTCGCCGCCACCGACCGGCGTCGTGCTCTCCGCCGCCACGGTGTTCAACATCACCGCGACTGGGGCCACGCCGCGGTACACCGCCGCATTCCCATGAGGCCTGCATGATTCTGCTGACCACCGCCACCGCCGAGCTGCAGCTCATCACCTCGGCGGCGGGCGACATCGAGACGCACGCGAGCTGGGTCGACCTCGCGGCCGGGGTTGTCACGCCGGGCGCGTACAACGCCCCCAGCATCACGACGGCGACGACCACCGACATCGTCCTGAGCCCCGCCGCCAGCACGGCCCGGAACGTCAAGTTCCTGTCGATCACCAACCGGCACGCGTCCGTCGTCAACACCGTCGAGGTGATGCACACCGACGGCACCAACGTCTCGGCGTTGCGGCGCGCGGTGCTGGCCCCGAACGAGTCGCTCGTGTACGACGAGGGCGCGGGGTGGAAACTGCTGAACGAGTCCGGCGCGGAAATCACCGCCGGCCCCTACGGCCCGGTCGACGTGCGCGTCTACACCGCCGGCGACACCTGGAACAAGCCCACCACGTTCACGCCGAAAGTCGTGGTGGTGGAACTGACCGGCGGCGGTGGCGGCGGCGGGGCGGGTGCGTCGCTGGCCACGGCGGTGGTCGCCAAAGGCGGCGGCGGTGGCGGTGGCGGTGCGTTCGTGCGCGCCGTGTTCGCCGCGGACGACCTCAGCAGCACGGTGGCAGTCGGCATCGGTGCAGGCGGCACGGCCGGCGCGCGTGGCGCAGCGGGCGCGGCCGGCGGTGCCGGTGGCGTGGGCGGCAACACGACGTTCGGTTCGTTCCTCACCGCGTTCGGCGGTGGGGGCGGGGCCGGTGGTGCCATCTCGGCCGTCGTCACCGGGGGCGGTGGCGGTGGTGGTGTGGGCGGCGCTGGCGGTGTCGGCGGCACCTCGGGTGGCACGGGCGGCCTGCCCACGGCCGCGACCAACGGATCAGGCGGGCAGGGCGTGACGGGCACGGCAGCCGTCGCCACCACGGCCAACGCCGAGTTCGGTGGCGGCGGCGGTGCCGGTTCGCCGAACCCGCCGGCGGCGGCGTCGAACGGCGGTTCCAGCCTGCGCGGTGGTGGCGGCGGTGGATCGGGCGGCGGGCACACTGCGGTGCCGGCAGCAACAGTGGCAGGCGCCGGCGGCAACTCCGGCAGCTACGTGGCCGGCGGTGGTGGTGCGGCCGGCACCGACGGCGGCGCCGGCGCGCCTGGTGGCAACGGCGCCAACGGCGCAGCCGGCAACAGCACGCGCGGCGGTGCCGGCGGTGGCGGTGGCGGTGCCACCGTGCAAGCCTCGGCCGCAGGCGGCAACGGCGGCAACGGCGGCCAGGGCGGCGGCGGTGGCGGTGGTGGTGGGGTCGGGATGAACCCCGGCCTGGGCGGCAACGGCGGCGCCGGTGGCGCAGGCCTCTGCGTGGTGTACTGCTGGTGAGCGGGGTGTTCGATCCGGCAGCCGTGCCGCTTGCGTGGTTCGACGAAACCGCGGTGCCGGCCGGCTGGTTCGATGCCGTCGCGCTGTCGGGCGCCACGCCCACCGTCTACGCCGTCATCGGCCCGAACGCGGGCTGGACGGACCCGACCGCCGCCGAAGTCATCGCCGGCACGCTGGCGGGCGGCGGGGCTGCGACCTGGTCTGGCAACTACGCGTCGCCGACGGTCGACGGCACCTACGACTGGCCCTCGGCCGCGACGGGGCTGACGGCCTCGACGTCGTACCGCGTCGCCATCGTGTGGAGCGACGGCACCGACACCAGCAACGTCGCGGTGTCGGGCGCGTTCTCCACGCTGGCGGCCTCGAGCAACCTGAGCGTGTCGGTCGACGCCGGCGCCCTCACGCTGACGGGCCGCACGGTCGCCGTGCCGCTGGTCGTGTCGTTGACCTCCGCGGCGATCACACTGACGGGCCGCGACGTCGCGGTGCAGCGCACGGTCGCCGTGGCGGCCGGGTCGCTCGGCCTGGTGGGGCGCACTGTGGCCCTGCCGCAGTTGATGGCGGTGACGCGCGGCACGCTGACCCTCACGGGCCGCACAATCGGCGTGCCGCTGTCGATGGGCGTGACGGCCGGGGCGCTGGGGCTTACGCCGCAAAGCGTCGGCCTCATCAACAGCGGCGACACCGACCTGACCCTGCCGGTCGACGCCGGCACGCTCACGCTCACCGGCCAGAGCATTGCCATGCAAGGCCGCGTCGGCGTGGCCTCGGGCAGTGTGGCGCTCGTCGGGCAAGACACCACGCTCGCCGCCGGCCTGGCTGTCACGGCGGGCGCGTTGACGCTCACCGGCGCGGACGTGTCGCTCACCCTCGTCGAGGGCCTGACCGTGCCGGTGACGGCCGGCGCGCTCGTGCTGACGGGCCGCACGATCGGTGTGCGGTTGTCCGACGTGGGGCGCCCGGAGCGCATCACGTGGGCGCTCAAGCGGCGCGACGTGCAGTGGAGCCTCGCGCGCCGCCAGGTGCAGTGGGGCCTGCAGCGCCGCACCGTCGGCATGACCTTCGCGCGCCGCTCGGTCGTGTGCGCTCTCATTCGTCGCAACCTCACCATCGCAGCGAGCTGACCCATGGCCACGTTCACGTTCTTCCACGAGTTCAAGCGATACCTCGCCGACGGCACGATGGACCTCGACACCCACACCTTCCGGTGGATGTTGACCAACACCGCGCCGAACGCGGGCACCAACACCGTCCGCGCGGATATCACCGAGATCGCCGCGGGCAACGGCTACACCGCCGGCGGGCAGGTGGCCGACAGCGTGACGTGGTCGGAGACGGGCGCCGGCACGGGCGTGTGGCGCTTCACCTGCGCCGACGAGGTGTTCACTGCCAGCGGTGGCGACTTTGCCCAGGCGCGCTACCTCGTGCTCTACAACGACACGCCGACGAGCCCGGCCGACCCGCTGGTGGGCTTCCTCGACTACGGGGCGGCGTTCACGCTGACCAGTGGCAACACGCTGACGATCGACGTCGGCGCCAACGGTCTCTTCGAGCTGAGCTGAGCCCATGACGACGGAAACCGTCAACGAGGGCAGCACGGCCTACGTGACCGCCACGTTCCGCAACAAGGCGGGCGTGGTCGCGTTGCCCTCTGCCGTCAGCTACCGCATCGACTGCGTCACCAGCGGCACGCAGGTGCGCGACACCACCAGCGCCACGCCGGCGACCTCGGTGGAGATCACGCTCACCCCGGCCGACAACGCCATCCTCGACCCGCGCCGTGCGCGCGAGCTGCGGCGGGTGACGGTGACGGGCACCTACGGCGACAGCGACGCCGTGCGTGAGCAGTACGACTACTGGGTGCGCAACCTCTCGCAGGTGACCACATGATCGCCACGAGCCGCCTGCACACCGCGCCCATCGGCCCGGCGCTCGAGCTGGGCCGCGTGAAGGAACACCTGCGCGTGGATCACTCCGACGAGGACGCCCTCATCGAGGCGCTGATCCACACCGCCACCGAGTGGGTGGAGACGTTCACCAGCCGCGCCCTCCTCACGCAGACGTGGGACGCCCTGTTCGACCGCATCCCCGAGGCCGGCGTCATGCGCCTGCCGAAGGCGCCGGTGGCCAGCATCACGCACGCGAAGTACATCGACACGAACGGTGTGCAGACCACCTGGCCGACGCTCGAATGGCAGGGCGACATTGCCAGCGCGCCGGCTCGCATCGTCCCGGCGTACGGCTACACCTGGCCGATCGCGCGGCAGCAGTTGCACCCGTGGGAAGTGCGCTACGTCGTGGGCTACGGCGACGCGGCCGATGTGCCGGCGGGCATTCACCAGGCCATGCTGCTCATCATCGGGCACTGGTTCGAGCACCGCGAATCGGTGTCCGATTTCCAAGTCTTCGGCGTGCCGCTGGCTTCCGAGCACCTGCTCTGGCGCTACCGCGTCCCCAGCCTCTAGGAGTTCCCCTTGTTGAGAAAAAAGACACCGGTCGCGGCAGCGCAGACCGAGGCCGCGGCATTGCCTGGCCGTCACCTTTCCGAGCAGACGATCGGCATGGCCGCGCCATTGCCGCCGATGGCCGACACCTACCGCCTCGGCGCGGGCGTCTACATCAGCAACCTCTCCGGCGACAACCGCACGCCGGATGACGTGTACCTGATGGACGGCGACGGGCGCGAGCACCGCCTCGAAGGCGTGATCGGCTACCACGTCGACAACACCCGCGGCGTCGTCACCCTCGAGATCCAGCCCGAGCGCGTGAACGTCGAGCACGTCCTGGGCGCGGTGTAACCACCCCCATGCGAGCCGGCGCCCTCAGCGAACGCATCGAGATCCAGCAAAAGGTGGTCACGCGTGCGGACAACGGCGAGGAGGTCATCACCTGGGGCGTGTTCGCCACCGTGTGGGCCGACGTCGAGCCGCTGTCGGGGCGCGAGGTCGTCTCGGTGCGCGCGCAACAGGCCGACCTTTCGCTGCGGGTGCGGCTGCGATACCTCGCCGGCGTGAACCCGACGATGCGTGTGTGGTGGGCGAACGCCGGCTGGCCCATCAGCGAAGTGATCGACGTGCGCGCGCGTCGGACCGAACTGCAACTGCTGTGCACCGGAGCCGCGATCGATGTCTGACGGCGTCGCCATCAAGTTCAACCTGCCCGACTTCCGGCGCGAGCTGGCGGCGCTGGGCGAGCGGATGGAAAAGCGCGCCGTGCGCAACGCCACCCGCGCCGCCGCGCGCGTGTTCCGTGATGCCGCGCGCGCCCGGGCGCCGGTGCTCGCCGAGCCCGACTCGCGCCGCGTGGCCGGTGCGCTGCGGCGCGCCATCTACGCCGGGCCCTCGAAGATCAACCGCCGGCGCGGCGTGGTGGCGTTCTTCGTGGGCGTGAAGGCAAGCCGCGCGGCCCGCAAGACCGCGCGCGACCCGTTCTACTGGCGGTTCCTCGAGGGCGGCTGGATTCCCCGCGGCCCCGGGCAGCGGCTGCAGGGCGGCACGCGTCGCAAGGCGCTGGAACGCAGCCGCACCGCCGGCCGGCGGATTTCGCGGCCCTTTCTCGCGCCGGCCTTCCGCGCGCAGCAGGGCGCCTCGGTGGCCGCGTTCAACGCGCGCCTCGAAAAGGAAATTGCCACCCTCAGCCTGCCGGCCACGAGCCTGCCGACCGCCGACCTGTAGCCGACCACCCATGAGCGCCGAAACCGAACTCTACGACGCCCTCACCGCAGCGGCGCCGGTGGCGGCGCTCGTCGGTGTGCGTGTGTACCCCGACCTCGTGCCGCAAGAACAGGCGCTGCCCGCCATCGGCTACGCGCGCCTCACCACCGAGCCCATTACGACCATCCACAGCAGCGCGCCCGTGATGGAACGCGTAACCCTCGAGGTGGCGTGCATGGCCAGCACCCGCACGGGCGCCGATGCCCTGGCCGACGTCGCCAGCGTGGCGCTGGGCGCCAGTGGTTTCCGCGCGTCGGATCGGCGCGCCGAGATTGACCCCGAACACCAGTTCGCCGCGACGGTGCTGACCGTCATCCGCCTCACCACCCCGTAACCCCAGGAGCACCGACATGACGACGCCGTCACAGTGGTCGGACGTAGAGGTCGACGTCCAATCGTCCCTTGCCACCGCCATCACCATCACCGCCATCACGAAGGCCAGCACCGGCGTCGTGAGCTACACCGGCACGGACCCGACGAACGGCGCGTACGTTCTCGTGCGTGCCGTCGGCATGAGCCAGGTCGACGGCCGCGTGTTCCGCGTGGCCAACGTCAACACCGGCTCGGACACCTTTGAACTCGAGGGCGAGAACACCACGAACTACGGCACGTTTGTGTCGGGCTCGGCGCAGGTCATCACCTTCGGCACGAGTGTGACGACGATCACCGGTCTGAACGCGTCGGGCGGTGACTTCGACTTCATCGACACGACGACCATCCATTCGACCGTGCGCACGCAGATCCCCGGCCTGGCCTCGCCGGGTGTCTACACCTGCGAATCGTTCTGGGACCCGTCCTCGCCCGCGCTGCTGTTGCTGAAGGCCGCCTCGGAAACGAAGTCGCAGCGGTGCGTGCGGTTCTCGTTCGCGGATGGTCGAAAGTTCGTGTTCAACGGGTTTGTGGGCGCCACGCTGTTCCCCACCGGTAACGCGCAGGACTTGGTCAAGTCGTCGCTCGTCTTCACCATGTTCGGCAGCCCGACGGTGTACGCGACGTGAGCACGCCCTCCCTGCTGGACCGCCTGCGGGCCGCGCGCGAAACCTGGGCGCGGCTTTCGGGCGAGGTGGAGATCTGCATCCGCCGCCCCACTGACCTCGACCTCGCACTCCACCGCGACCGCGACGCGGCCGCGTGGTTGCGCGAGACCGTGTGCGACTGGCGCGGCGTGCGGGAACTCGACGTCATCCCCGGCGGCAGTGGCAAGGCCGCGCCATTCGACGCGCAGGTGTGCGTCGAATGGCTGGCCGATCGCCCGGCCGACTTCCTGGCCGCGTGGGCCGCGTGGCAGTCCACGGTGGAGGCGCACCTCGCGGCGCGGGCCGATGCCGAAAAAAAGTGAGGGCGGCGTTCACCGCCGCGCAACTCGACAAGCGACTCCCCGCGCCCGCGGCCCCGCCGCCGCACGACCCGTGGGTCGATGCGCTGGGCGCGGCCTGGTCGCTCATGGG